TGCCATTTGCTTTTATTCTTTTTGATTCACCTTTATGTAACGAAAATGATTCACTAGTAAAACCATTGATAATCTTATTTATCTCTAACAGTCCTTCCAGTACTGAGGCATTGGCTTTCAACGCCTCACTTAATTCCATCTTTTCCATAATATTTTTTATTTACCAGTTTCCAAATTGTTTTTCTTATAATCCTGCCATGAGTCGGCGAGCTGCCCCACCGAAGCGGAAGTGTAGAGGTCAAGTATATGAATCTCGTCATCGGCAAGCTCCACAAGCTCGTTCCGATAGATCTTCTCCGCAAGCACGTGCGCCGGAAGACCGGGCACGTTCCTGTAAATGCCGTCAGCAATATCCTTACGGATATCCGCTATCACCATATCCTGTCTGTCTATCCCCGTGAACAGGGGAAATTTTGTAAAATCAACTTTCATAATATTCTTAATTAAATACTGTTATCCGCAATAAAACATAACCCAATAATTGCCCATACATTTAACGAATCCGGACGCATAATCCAGATCAATGGAGGACATCTCTTTTCCTCCGGGGGCAGGCAGGATGCGCCCGCCTGTCAGTCTTACCCCGCCGCTCATACGTTTGAAGTATATGGTATGTCCCGGAACATCCGGAGGAAGTGTCACTTCTATATTACCCGTATTAATAAACATCACATTGTCATCATTGTTATTCAGGGAAGTGCTGACGGATATGTTCCTCCAGTTCCCCACTATGCCATGAAGAGACACATAACTGTCATTGTTCGGATGAAGGAAAATGTTACCCCCCTCCACGAACAGAGGAATGCTCAGGGTCTTGATGTGCATCCCGATCATGGCATTCGGACTCTGTATGTCAATTCCGGCATCATACGATATCCCTTCGATTGTGACAAATTTCGTGTTCCCTCCGATTTTTACACGTGCAAATGTCCTTTCGTTATAAAACTCTATCTGTCCGGCGGACAGGTTGAAACCGACATGGGAATCCGTCCCCTCATAAAGAGTTTTTGAGGACAACATGCCGGAATCTATGGAAAACGGACCGATACGTCCGCTATCCGCCGTGATTTTTCCGCTGATGTCCACATTGACCGCCCTGATACCGTCCGCATCAATCATGGACGCCTTGATCTTCTCGGTCAGCAACAGCTTGGTGGCGATAAAAGTCCAGCTCTGTGCTACCTCCCAGTATTTTATTTTTCCCGAAGCCACATTCTGTTTGGGGGTTTCCGTCGAAACCGACGTATGCGAACGGATGCACAGGTACAGCAGGTTGTCATAAAGTACAATGTCGTAAAACTGCTGCCCTTGCTTGCCCTCCAGGTAAGACACAGACGCCCCCCATACACGCATACGCATGCGCGCTCCCTTATCTCCCTTGTCACCTTTTGGAGCAAAACTGACCTGTCCGGTTCTAGTCACCAACGGCATATCACCTCCTTATTCCTTGGTTGTGATGGTCCATGCCACGTTGCCTCCTGCCTGCTGGCACATGTCCCAAGTACACGTGCCGGAAGTGGCTGCTGTACCGGAAGTAGACGGGTTAAGGACTACTCCTGCACTGTCCATGAACACGAAATAGAAAGTCATGTCCTTGTACTTGGTGGTACTCCCACGCTTGACCAGAATGGGCTTATAGACCACCGTGTCACCACTTTCCCGGATGGTCTCGTCCTCGGGCGTGGGATTCAGGATCAAATCAAACGGATCGGACGCATCCATTACGGACTGCGTGTCCTGACCGATGAGCTTGCCGCCCTGGTACACCTCCGCCTTGAACACACCTGTCGTGTCAACCATATCGTTGGTGACGGTCAATGTCTGTGTGGTCTTTCCGCTCAGCACGCTCCACGCACCGTTGACCTGGTTGTACCACTTGTACGCCAGTCCGGTAGTGATCTCGTCACTGCCCATGCGCGCTACGGCTTTCAGAATGCAGCTCTGCCCTTTGTCCCGAAGGGTAAAATACTTGTTGTCACCGGCAATGATCGTCACATGCTTTTGGTTTCCGACCCCCTTGGTAATGGGGATGCTATAGACGAACTGGACGGTGTCGCTGGTATTCCCAACGGTCACGGTGGCTTCACCCTTGATGGTACAAGAGGCCGCTCCGCTCGCCTTGACCAGATTCTTGACGATCTGCAATCCGTAGTAATCCGTCGTACCGGGCTGGTAAGGGATAAACTTGAAATGTCCCGTCTCACCGCCAAACGTGTTGGTGGAGACATTGCCCGAGAACTTGATCTCGACATCATTGAAATACCATTTCATGGAGGAAGGAACCACCAGCCCTTCCGCCACCCGCGAAGAGGTGAGAATGAAGGACAAGACGGGCTTGAGCGAAGCGAAATCCGGTGCGATGTTCGTCGGCGCGGACGCTTCGCCCATATACTCCTGATACAGATCTCCCTGGTTACACTGGATGGCAGGCATGTATACGCCGCCCTTTTGCGAAAATATGACCTGTCCGGTCGCGCTGGCCAAACTCATGACGCTCCTCCTTCCCCGGTCGTTTCCGTACTATCCGTGCCTTCGGAGCTTTCGGTGTTGTCCTCCCCCCAAGAGGCAGGTGTGAATACTTCGACGGGATGGTCCGTACCGTCTATCTCTTCTTTCGCCGCCTGCGGGGTCAGGCAGATGCCGCCCGCTTCCTTGGCCCTGTCAAATACCGTGTCGCCGGGGAAACGTGCCACGTCCGCCTGCCACAATAATACATTGCCATCCGCTGTCCTGTTGCGGATATCGGTCAGATGCAACCGGTCGGCAACCTCCTTCGTTACTTTAATGTAAAATGCCATACTACTATTGTTTTTAATGTTATCCAAATTTTCTTACTACTACCGCCTTGCCCCCCTGTGTGAGCACCTTGCCGCCTTGTGTCAGCGCCACGTAAGGGCCTCTGTCCTCCACCTCCAGCTTTAACATCATGCCGTTGCTGAAAGGTATCCTGGGAGAGTATCCGTCGGCAACCTTGGCATATCCGGCATCTCCGCTCTTCTTGACGTACCAGTGGCAGTTAAACATGGCGGACGGATTCGGGATAACCCCCATGGTATCCCGAATGACGGGTCTGGGAAAGATGACGTAAGTCCCATCCGGAACACCCGTAGGTACGCCCTCCCAGTCGGCTTCAATCTTCGGAATCCTGCGGCGTATCACCGTAGAGACTGCCGGGTCCGATATGCCCGGGGTTGATGCCGGAGTCCCGGAAGCCGCATAGGTGGCTTTGCAGACAATCGTGATGTCATCACCTATATAATTGCGGTCAATCTTATATACATTCTTGTTCAGTGATACAAACTCCCAGTCGTTGTCACCCGCTCCTGTGGTTATCGCCTCCAGCGCTCCCGTAGACAACAGACGGTACCAGAAGAACTTGCATTTGCCCGTAGCCGTCACGTCCGTGTCGCCTACCATCAGTTTAGCCGTGATGGTCTGTGCGGTGATGTCACGCACCGGGTTCCAGTCCAGCGTGGACGGGCTGTCTATCGTCAATACGGGGATCGCATCCGTACCGTCAACCGCGCGGACAAGACGGCTCATCTGAAAAGTAAACAGCTGTCCGGTACGTGTGTCGGCATATTCCGCGTAAAACTCCAGCGTGACGGGTTTTAGGACGGTGACATTTTTTTTCATTGTGATCTGTCCCTTGCTGTCACCGGACTCCGTAATGCCGTAGCCTGTGTTTGTCGATGTGATAAGTGTGCGTGTGGTTCCGATGCGCTCGTACCACTTCATGTTGGTCAGCCTGGAGTTGACCGCCCCGATTTTAGTCACCGCTTCCGGATCGGTGGCGTTGCACCGCGGAAACAGGACCAGCGGTGTCAGCGTATAGTCCGGAGTGTATTCAGCTTTGTCAGCCTGGTAGACCTGCATGTCCGGCACGCTGCCCACCACCTCGATGTTACAACTGGTTTGTAACAGCCGGTAGTTGATTTCTATTTTTCGTTGCTTTGTTGCCATTGTATAAAACCATTTTAAAATGTTACAAAATTCTCCGCCACTTCAAACTGCTGCCCGTCACGCAATAACGCCTGTGCTTTAAACGTACACACCCGCATGTTGGTATAATTCGGTCCGAGATCATCTATCGTCAGAGGAAGATTTTTCCCGGCGCCGGCACGCTTCACCGCCCATGCGTTATCTTCTGATACATTCCCGGTATCACGCGTCCAGCTCACATCAGCGTCAAGTATATGATCTGTCACGTCACGGTTGTACAGCTTGCCGGTAATATATAACGTTGTGGAAAAAGTCTCGATATCAAAATACCACCCCTTTGTGCTGCCGATCTCTATCGTAAATTCCGGGTTCCCTTCCAGCATCGCCCATCCGGCCGCCGCATATTGCGGTTCGTCGGCTGTTCCCGTCATCAGGCACTTCCATTTGCAGCCGTAGTGCCAAACCGTGTCCGCCCGCTCCTGCGTATTGGTGTAAGGATTGTCAGAGGACGCGACTTCGGCCGACCAAAAGCCACGGTCCACCAGTTCCTGTACGGGCAGTCCCTGCCAGTCCACCCGGTAAAGTTCACCGAAGATGCCGGCACGGGCGAATATGTACGAGTGCTTATAGTTGACGGGGAGATTGTCAAACAAATCCAAATTGGGCAAACGCCCCAATATCATGTAATAGTTGTTCTGTTCCAAGACAGGCTTCGTTACTCCTTCCAGCCAGACAAGACATTTATCCGTGGTGGCGGACAAATACCAGTAGCTTTGCCTGTCCTCATTGAAGGCGTTTCCTCTTCTGGTAATGATCGTCAACTCTGTGGGAGGATAGTTTTTACCGCCCGGCACCTCACTGTCCGGGTATGACAACACCGAGATGGAGTTGGCCGGGACATTCTTGGACAGCACGCGCATCCACGAGGCGTAATACTCCCCCGTTGAAAAGAGGTTGTTTACAATCCCGTACACTATATCACCCTCCTGGAATGCGGTGAAGTCATTCTCCCAGCGCTTGCGCAATTTCAGGGTATAAGTTCCGTCGCTCTCTAAAGCCACGGACTCAATGACTCCGTTCTCGGAATATGAGGTGTCGCCTTCCTGTGCGTTCAGACGGTTATAGATGATTTCCTTGAACACTGCGGAGCCGCGTACCTCAAGACGCTCGAACTGACCGCGCCCGTCAGGATAGATACCGGCACCTTTACCGGCAATCATGGAGTCGATGAACTTGCCGAACTTCAATAAGAAATTTGTTCCGTCCGCTTGATCCTTACGAAGGAACATTACTAAGGAGCGCAATGCGGAATACACGTTACTATCCGTGGCCGGTGTAGAGTCATTCCTTCTTATCACATACACACCGCTGTCACCATCGCCCGTATAGGTCTGTCCCTTTAGGGTAAGGCTCTCAACCTTTTCCTCCAGCTCCCCGATACGGGAATAGGCGGCGGTTTCCCCGACAGTATAAACAGGTGAGTCAAAGGAATAGTCAAGATTGAATTCAAATCCGATAACCCTTGACTGTCTTCCGTTCTCGAAATAAGCCTTGTTGATAAGGTTGACCTTTTGACCGATGCCATAGAAATTGTGAATGCCATCCTCACGGTATGCGTCATTTGACATCATCGTGCAGCCATAGGTACTCGGGTCTATCTTGGATTTGGCAGCGTACTTTTCAGTCTTTTCCTTCAACTCCTGCTCGGCGGCACCCACAAGCCCCAGCTCGGTTATTTTCGTACTGTCCCAGCCGGAAAGCACATATTCATCTCCATCCTGGGGAAAGAGCACATCACCGGGAAGCGGTCTGCCATAGTCCTCATTCCTGACTATCTCCCAAAGCTGTGCCTCAGGGTTCCATCCGCCATCCTCCAATTTCTCCGGCTTTCCCTCAGGATTGAACTTCACGGCAAACTCCAAACCGTTGAGAAGTCCGGACGCGAAACGTATCCTCAGCTCCTGACCGGGGAGGATATATTTCTCGGAAAAGTTAACACCCGTGTCCCTAAAGCGGTAGGCATTCCATTTTTCCTCGGTGGTTGTGCCGTCCTCATTCTCCACCTTGTCCGTCACTTCGATAGTGGTGACATCCGACATGATGCCCGTTCTTCGAGGATAGACTTCATCGAAGATAACCACCTGCTCGACGGCTTCCTCGGTAGTCATATCAGGATAAGCGTCAATGTAAGGAGTGCCTTCGGGAAGCATTAAGCGTTTTTGCACCACGCCGTTCACAACCACGGTCTCGTCAACCGGACGGTAGTCAGATGGGATATTCTTTGTTGAACCAAAAGCGTAGATACGGGTGGCATAAGTGGACTGGGATTCTGACTGTGACATTTCCTGCACGTTTTTCCCGATTTCGAAATCCACCGCATCGCCAGACTCACAACGTCCGAAATGGATGATGTTTTCAGTCACCCAACATTCGCAATCCCATTTCTTCGCCATCTCAAAACAAGCGTCAAGGATGTTGATGTTATCGTAACTCATCAACTGGGACTTGTTTTCGACTGTGGAATCAATGGAGAAAACAAAATCCTGTCCTTTGTATGTGTAACCAAGAGCTTTCAAATTTCTAAGGACTATACCGGCTTGTACGTCAAGCGGAGCGGTCAGGTTCCAGGACGCCTCCTGTCCGGTCGTCTCCGGGGTATATTTGAAGATTTTGTTTTTCCATTTCCAGTAGTAGGCGTCAAGTCTTAATTCGTAATCGTAGCCGGCGGTATTGGTGTTGAATGCGGGCTTCTGCAAGTCGCACACCTCGAACAATCCGAAGTTACATTCCACGTATGAGCCAAGTTTGAAATATATGGGATTCTCTAAGGAGAACTTTAACATGATGTAGTCCTCCTTCATCAGAGTGAACTTACGCTTGCAGCCTTCATTGATCAAAGTTGTAAGCAGGATAGCACCGGATATGTCTTTGATGTCGATTTGTTCCATGTCTTCAAAGTTCGGGGATAAAAAAAAGAGTGCCCAATTTTGAGCACTCACATACACGACAATAAAACCAATGTCGTGAATTAGCTTCTGTTTGCCGGATTTGGCTCGTTAAACTTGGCTGAAATTTTTCCGAAAGTTCGGTCTAAACTCTGTGCGTAAGTGACACTCTTGCCAGTATAAATAAGATGGTAAACCTCGCTACTATTAGCAGGAATCTGAATATCAACCACACCTTTATACAGCTCATCAAAGAAAGCTTTCTTCTTTGCTTGATAATCAGACTGAGAATTACCCTCGATAGTGAACGAAAGAGTTATTTCCCTCTCATCGACTTTAGGATTATTGATTATTACCCGTTTCCCATGTTCAAGTCGGCTTTTGTTCTCAATAAAATCCTTCATGGGAGCGGATGCCCCAATAACATCAAGAAACCCCTCTCCCATTCTCACGCCCCATGTTGTATAAGCGTTTTCGCCATTAATTAATAATTCATTCATAAACTATAATTTTGCTGTATTCTTTTTAACCTCTGCTATATCTCTTTGCATCTGTTGAATAGGTTTGACGATTGCCCCTGTATTTTCTGAAATCTGTACCAATTCAAGATAGGATTGCGCTATCAAATCCCGCGTATCATCAGCAATATTTCTTGTTTCCGTATTTATGGAAAGTAGAGCATCTGCTTTTACTGTTAGTAAATTAAGCGATTGAGATTGAATGATATTTTGATTCTTTATCTCTTCTCCTGCAATCTGCAATGCTGTAAACCTACCGTTCAACTCTTCGCCAGTATCTTGACTCATTGCCTGAAAACCTCTTGATGAAGAAGATTGGGAATAGGACTCCTGTGAAATCTTGTCATATCCGGTTGCTGCGGCAAGCTCGTCACGGAGCTTCATGGCTTCGTCCACATAACCCATGTATTCATCCATCAGCTCCTTACGCTCATTATTATCAAGCGTACCATCATCCTTCATGGCTTCACCGAATTTATCATACCATGTCCTCAGTTTGTCACTAAACTGTTCACCGATGGCATTTGACAGCATCGCCTGCATGAAATATTTGGATATGTCATCAGCAAAATCCTCCGCACTCTTCTCCATATCCATCAGACTGCTTATAAAACTGTCATACATGGAATCGAATGACATTCCGATCAGGCCCTCATAAAGACTGTCGGTCAGTTCTTCCAGTTTTCCTGCCTGCTCTATATAATCATCCAGCTTGTCGGTAACACGCTCACCGTAACCTCCCTTACCGGAAGATTCCATGATATCCCATAACCATACGTCCGACCGTAGAGCCTTCATCTGTTCGGGGGTCAGATTCCACAAGGAATCGGTGCCGGAGAAATCCTGCATGCCGGTAGCTTTTCTTGCGTGTTCCAGCATTTCATCCGTCCATTTCAGATAATGCTGCCAGCTGCCATGGCTCTTATGATATCCGGCTTGCTCCTTTGCTATTTGCAGATAGTTTTTATTGACTTCCTCCTGATACTTTACAGCTTCCCTGTAAGATTCAACCGATTTCATTCCCTTGCTTGCCTTCATCTCGTCAGTCAGATCCTCGATGGCCGTTTGCAAAGTTTCATTCCTGTCCGTCAGCCTGTCTATCGTTTCCTGTACTTCCTTGGCGTTTCCACCTATTCCAAACAGGGAGTTGAAGCCTCCGAATGAGATTGCGTTCAGGATGTTTCCTATGCCGTTCCTCAATGACTTGCCGATTGTGACAAACAAATCCCCTGACAAGACATCACCGATAATTCCACTGACAGCGTTCAGAACAGCATCAAGCAGACCACCGACAAGATCACTTAATCCGTCTTTGAGTACGTCAATGATGGACAGAATCCATCCGACAATGGGGACCTCCTTAAGAGATTCTGACGTTTTTCCTATGACATCCTTGAATCCGTTCACGGTTTTGATAATTCCGCTATATGCGTTATACAATCCACCGGATGAAATCTGCTGCAAGCCTCCCAATAAATTTTCCATGCTTGCTTTCAATATGGTGGCAGTATCAGTCACATTACGCTGGGCCTGATTGGCGATATCAGTCTGTGTCTTCACATTGGCGGATGCAATGTCAGCATTCTGCCGTGCTGTTTCAAGAGCGTTTGCTGCGGCTTGTTTCTCACTTTCCGTTCCGCCCTTCTGCGCTTTGGTGTAATCATCCTGTGATTTCTTTAGTCTTTCCAAAGCAGCTGTTTCAATCCCTATGGCACTGATACGATTCTGTTCTGCTATTTGATAGGCTTTTACATCCTCTCCAAGTTTCTTGAAGTTGACTCCACTTGTACCACCCAAAGACTTTTCCATCTGGCTGATGGCGTCAATCAATGATTTCTGGCTTGCCTGATCGGAGTTCTTGAACTTGTCAGTCCGTACATATTTTTTCGCTTCGTCCAAGGCGGGCTTTATCATGTCGGAAAACATGGAACCAAACTCACCGAACACAGTAACCCAATCTATATTGGCTTTTATGGCTTCTGTTTCCTTGTTCTGTATGGCAACATCACGTTGTTTCTCCAGTAACTTTACTTGTGCACTATTAACACCGTTTTCTTCCTGTGCTTTCCTTATTTTTTCCGCATACTCTTGGGCGATAGCCAATTTCTGCTGCTGGAACGTGCCATATTCTTTCAAGTAGTCGTTCAAAGCCTGTTGTTCGGCTTTCAGCTGTCCTTCAGTTACATCGGAAATATCTTTATCTCTCATACTTTCGGCATTGGTATAAGCTTCTGAAATTTTCTGTGCCTGCTTGTCGGTCAGCTTACCGTTACCGGCTTTGCTCCATTCTTCCTCCTGTTTTCTTATCGCATCAATCTGTTTCTGATAATCAAGGTCAATCTGTTTCAACTTCTTTTCCGTGCCTTCTCTCATCAGGTTGATTTCATCCTGTTGGTTCTGACGGTGAAGTGAAAGAAGTTGTTCGGCTGTCTTTTTTTGTTCTTTTTTTTGCTTTTCAGCAGCTTTTTCCTGCTTGGTCAAAGAACTACCAGTAATACCGCCCAAATTTTTATAGGCTTTTTCAGTTGTTTCTACTCGTTTCTTAGCTTCTTCATACAGCTTTGAAGTAAACTTGGATTTATCCTTTTCTATTTCAGAAAGTTTCTTCTTAGCATCATCCCAGTCTTTCTTCGCTTTCTCATAATCCTGCTTGTAAGTAGTAGGGGATTTCTTTTTAGCCAACGCTCCATTAATTGAAGAAATAACACTTTCTAAATCTCCACCTTTAACCATCATCCCGTTTACAACAAAACCATTGCGTTTGGATGCAGACGATTGAGCAAGTTTCAATTCCGTTTCAAGCTTCTCCTTAGAATAGTTTTTAAGATTGGATTTGTAAGCGGAAATATTATCATCGAACATGTCTTTCTGATACTTTTTTAAAAGTTTAGAGTTTTTCTCCATTTGCTCACGCACCTGTACGTATGACTGATTACCAGAAAACATTTTCCATATTTCTTTATCGGAATCAGACATATTCTTCCGTAAATCAGGATTATCAAATAGCTGCAAATATCTCCGTTGGTTAGTAATCGTTTGTTTTAGAGCATTATAATCATCTCTCCTGCCTTGAACAGAACGCCTTGAATCTTCTTCGTTTATTTTTTGCTTCAACTTTAAGATATCCTCCAACTTTAGCTTTTCAATATCGTATTGTTCGAAAATTTTAGGATATTCTTTACGAAGTTCTTCTAATGATTTTTGCCGAGTAAGAGTAGCCAAACTCTCATCACGAGCAGCCGTTAATAATTCTTCGATTTTCAGCTTGTGTTCCTGTTCTTTTTTAAATGCTGCATCTTTAATGCCGTTATATTCTTTTTGAGCACGGGCGGCAGCAGTTGTACTATCAGACATTGCCCACATTGTAGTAGCAAGCCCACCGATAACGACAGTTAAAGCTACATAAGGATTGGTAAGCATTGCAGCGTTTAAAGCTAACTGCGCTTTTCGTGCCAATAAACGGGCATTGGTAAGTCCAATCTCCACAAGAGTATGTTTACTTTCGGCAGCAGTAACAAGCATCACTGCGGTCCGGTATGTACCATAAGTAACCACTAATCCAGCCAAGATCTTACCTACTGTTTCATAATTCTGAATCAACGAAGTTGTCATTTGAATACCGTCCATGATAACACTTTCCGACTTTGTTCCCAATTCGTTAAACACGGAATCCAAAGCATCCTGCATCATAGACAACTGACCATTGATAGTCTTTGAGGCATTCTCAGACATATTATAGAACTTACCACCTGCGGAAGTTGCATCAATGAATGCCTGTTGAACCATTTCAGCGGAAACAGCACCTTTGGACATTTCATCTTTCAAAGTTGCGATAGATTTTCCGGTCTTTTCGGAGATAATCTGTAACGGGTTGAATCCAGCGTTTATCATTTGATTCAAATCCTGCCCCATAAGTTTACCCGCTGCTGACATCTGTGAAAATGCCAAAGTTAGCGAATTGAACTTACTGGATTCCCCCATAGAAATATCACTAATGGCTTTCAAGTATTTGATAGTGTCTTCTGCTTGTATGTTAAATCCAAGCATCATCTTTTCTGCTCCAACCATATCTGACATAGTAAGTGGAGAAATCTTAGCCAGCTCCTTGATTTGCGGAATCAGTTGCCCTGCCATATCCTTTCCAACCATAGTCTCAATAGCGGTCTGCATGGATTGAAATTCGCCACGAACACGAATCATACTTGACAAGAATTCTTTGATTGAATAACCTCCCAGCAGTTTCTTACCCATATTAGACATGGCTTGTTCCACCTGCTTAGTTACATCTACATTTTTTTCACCATCTTGCCGATACAAAGCATATTCATCGCGGAGCTTCTTTACTGACAAGCGGGCGTTAGCCTGTTCCTGGGTAAGGTTAAATAAAGAACTTTTTTGCTCTTTCAATTTTTCATTTGTAGACCTTATTTTAGCTTCTAAGGAAGAAGTATCACCATCCTGTTTTAATGCTTCACGATACTTGTCTTTAAGACCGGACAATTCATTTTTCAATTGTTGGATAGTTCCACGTTGAAATGTTATTTTTTCCGACAATCCATTCACGACCTGAGAAGCATCGAAGATTTTCCTTTTGAATCCCGTTTCCATCTCCGCTCCAGCTTTGGCTGCATTAGTCACCAACTCATCCAATCTTTGGTTGGATGCAGCAAGTTGGGCATTCAAAGCCTTGAAAGCAGCAGGAGTCTGCGTGCCATCCATGCTCATTAACTCCTGCTTTAATTTTGCAATTTCATTACGAAGTCTTACAACTTCTTCCCAGTCACTACCTATCTTAAAATATAATTTTGACATATCTATTTCTTTTTCCTACGATTAGCCAATTCCTTACCACTGATTCTATTCACCTTCTGACCACCATATACTGCGCGTAATTTATCCCGTTGCATCATCAGCAGATTCCGATAAGGGATAATCTCAAACACTTCTGTATAACTCAGATGCAGCGTGTCAATCAAATGGGCTATCTGCCCGAAGAACGTTGTGTTTCCTACTGTTTCGGTCTTGCTGCCAGCATCGACACGTTCCTCATCGAGCTGACACACTGAAAAGCCGAAATATCCATCATAGAGAAACAGACTTCCAAGGCATCTTTGACTTCTTCAAAAGTGCCGTTCTCCAATTCTTTGACCAAACTATCATTCCCGCAGATGAAGCATGAAATACCTTTCAGCATATCTTCAGTAGCTTCAGGAAGCTCTTTAATAGCTTCCATGACATTATCTCCAGTCATGCCGATATTGGAAAAATGATGAATGGCACGACAGATAATTTTAATTGTAGGAGGTTTAATGGTATAAACCATCCCTCCTATCTCCACATTCATGAAATCCAGCCCTAACAAAGCATCAGAAACCGTTTTTGCTGCTTGATTCATATTCTTAAACTAAAAGGGGGAATGGTATATATCCATCCCCCGGTTATCACTCTTGTGCTTTTACCAATGTTATCTCTTTTTTAAGAGTGGTATCAACTTCAGAAGGAGTGGTTTTAATATCTCCTGACTGAGTGACGTACCCCACTTTCGACACTTCATAGTGAACGGTAGCCCCAGCATTCACCTGCTTTGACTTGACCGTTACACCGTCCAGCTTTACGGTCGCATCGGAAGGAGTAGGTACAATGGTTACTGTAGTTCATGCCTGCAAAGCTTTAATCTGCCCCTCTTCATAGTTATACTCAGAAGAAACACCTTCGATTCCCGGTTCCTGCACCAAGCCTTTTACAGCGATTGCAATTGCCTTATCCGTATTGGCTTCACGGGAAACAATACGGCATTTTGGGAAGATGAACCAGACATCATCATCGGTCAGACAGAACAATGCTTTGTTGATAATAACTTTATCCAAAGCACGCTTCCAACCTACATCTTTAGATGTTGCCTGAATAACATCGCCACCCATGAACGCTTTCTTGGTCTTCCAGTCATATTGTCCGATAGAGAAAGCGGGCGATACTTCTCCCGGCACATCATCGTAACGGTAATTCTTTCCCGTTAATTGGTTCTTGTACCCGGTGACAGAGGCTTCCGTTTCCTCAATCTGCCACGTTTCCCCGTGTACATTCAAAACCTCATCTTTCGCTTTGATAGCGGCTTGAATCAAAGTCTTTGCGATTTCGGGGGTAATGTCTGCCGTTACCTTATCAATGTCGGCAAACAAGATTCTTTTTATTCCTACTGCTGAAATCATAATCTTATAGTTTTACATTTATTACTTCAAATAAAATTCTCACATTCACGTAATGGCATTTCAAAGCTGTATCCGCTTCCGTGCCAATTGATTCGATAGAATAACGATAGGTTGTACCGTCATAGGTGCTTACTACATCATCAAGCAGCTTGCCAGCCTTTCTTTCGAGTTCGTTAAGCCGGATTGTGTTCGCTTCATTCTCGCTTAAATTGGGTACACATAGATTCACTTCTGCGAAAGATTTCTTCCAATACTTTCCCGGCTGTTGTTTCTTCGTGTGGATGACAATCCTTTCGGACTTCAATTCACCCGTCAGCGTTTCACCATCAGGCACTAGATCTATTCCGAAAGCCTTGCAGTCCCGGTAGAGGATGTTTCCTATGTCGGTAGTTACTATCATTCCACAATCTCCCAATCTTCTGCAAATACATCACTGATAGACGGAACCCATGAATCAGCGCGTCCGGTATTCTCATTGTAAATAAGACACTGGCTTGTGTAGTCAATAAAGCCCTTGCCTTTCAGAATAAGGTCTTTTGCTGATTGCGGAATAGATTGCATCTTGGGGATAATATCACTATCAATATGTGCTGGGACCTGTTTGAACACCATTAATCCTTTTCCGTTCCAACCGCTTCTACGAATTGGAAAACCTGCTTTGAGAGCCATAATAGCCATACCAAAATTCATCTTTATTACTTTTGCACCATCAGAACCTTGCATACGCTGTATGCGAGTATCAAGAAGCCGTATATAGTCGAACATTGTACAACACTGCATTTCCAGTAAACACTTGTTGTACATATCATTAACGACTTCATCCATTTTCCCTGAATCTATGAAAGCGGCTAACTTTACATATCTTCCATTGACTTCTTCGGCTTCTATCTGCATACGGTCAAGTGATGTATCGGCGAGTTTATACGCCTCCTCAAACGGTTCCGCTGGCGACCAACTCTCGTACCCGTCAGCATATTTAACGTGATAACCCATGCGCTTTGCATACTCTGCATCAGGCACTCTGCCAACTTGTAATAAATCTCTTTCATAAGCCTCGCCCATTGTCATAGGTTCTGCTTCAATCTGTTTTGTTCCAATGTACTTTTTCATTTTTCAAATTCTTCTTTTAATCGTTTCTCCGCAAATAAAGCAGCACTACTCAAAACATCATACCCTTTAGATTCTACGAATGATGCGTATTCCGCTTCGTTTTTCAATGTCAAACCGTCTTTATTGACATCGTAATCATTGGACGTTCTCAAAGTGAGTGTATGGTCTTGATAATCCCCATGTTCCTCTGCGTACTTCACGGCTTCATCGCCTACATCAATCATCTTCTTTTCGACCTCCCATTCTCCTTCATCGAAAAAGGAGTCGACATCTGAGAAATCGAAATCTACATCCATAATTCCGAGTAGTTAAAGTAGTTTGTACTCTTCACTGTATAAACTTCGCCTTGACCTCTTACGCCATCACCATCCATGCAACGTACTTCATCACCAGCCTTGACAGTAATTCTCTTCTCGCATACCACATGATAATTCGGACGATACACAGAGCCGTTATCAGATGAAAACTCTTTGGTAGTGTTATCATCACAACGGCACTTGCATACCTCCTGCCAGCTTTCACCACCTGTTCCGGGAATAGGTCTGCCAAACTCATCCTTATCCATCGGGGTGATAACTTTTACCTGCAATATGTGTGGAGCGAATATCATAAGAAAGTCACTTTAGGTTTGTTACCCAGTTCGTCTTTCAAACCGTACCGCTTGCACAGAAATGAATAGTAATCCTTAATGCCTTGAATGTTCCAAGACATAGAAAAACCGCTTTCGCTGATGGAAGTGGCACGAAGCAATAGAGAGGGGATGAACTTCGCAATTGCCACCGACACCCGTGTTTGGCAATCCTCGTTCATCTCACCCCCTCCGCTTATCTTTGCGTTCAGACATATATCGAAAAGGTCAGCCTCCGACAAGTTAACGCCGAAGGTCTGAAACTTCTGTAATATATAATCGTTTACTGTCATGCGTTCATCTCACTCAAATCGAAGTTCACAATCAGGTTCGGGTTCGCAATCTGCGGAATCCATTCGGCTGTGTATTCCAGATAGCGACCATTGCCGTCCTTGTAACCTGAAATCAGCATATCGCCATCTGCCTGAGTGTAATTACGTCCCGGTACACCATCCACAGCTTCATAAGGAGTGTGGAAGCGCATATAACCGATTTTATCCTGCGGAAGCAGGGAAATACGACCATCTGCATAAATGGGGATATTCTTACCTGTTTGGTCTACCACATAATCTTCCTTGATTTCAATAGCCGGAAGTCCGATACCTGTAAAAATGGTAGAAGCCAGTTGCGAGGTGATAAGCCCGGTAGACATATACATTTCATTACCTGTAAGCTGCATCTTGAACTTATCACCGAACTCGCTTGACCCGATGATGTTCTTGACGAATGTGCCACGGCTCATAATCATCTTGGGGAATGTGCCGTAAATAGATTTCAGCTCATTCAGTTTCTGCTGCAAGTAAGTGACGAAATAGTTTTTATCCTCTGTGTCCGGCTTGATAAACTTGAACGGCAAGTCGATGTTCAATAAGTCAAATCCTCCGGCATTGTCGTCCTTGTTCTTCACGCTTGCTGCTCCAGTCATCAACAGAGAGCCTACGATAATGTCCATACGCTTGTGCGGTGCCAGCAATACCTGACGGTAATCGTCATAGATGAAGTCCACGATGTCACGCATGGCTGCTTTCTGGTCTTCCGGTTTGGCGGCATTATACTTATCTATCAAGTCCTGCAAGTCAGACAAACGGTCGATTGAGATTTGATAGCGGTCACCCAAATAGGCAATCTCACCATATCCGGAACCGATATTCCTGCGTTCACGGATAGGCTTTTCGCCATAACGGGAGTTGATGGAACCAGCCATCACGCCAGTAACCTGACCGATGTAGTCTTTAAATACACGAGTAGTAGTCCTACGGAAGCCCAAATACTGCTGCCAATAAATTGTGTCCTTTCTTGTCTTGAGGACACGCTGAATCACTGCATTTACAATGTTCGGGTCATTAAACAATGTATGAATAGTTAGCATCATATATTAGTCCTCCTTTCTTTATTTTGCCATTATACCTGCGTTTTTCAACGCTGTCAATAATCCGTTAAAGTTTTCTACCGACACCGTACCAGATGCATCATTCACTTTGGCTGCCTGATTTACACCTCCAAGAGCAGAAGGCGTAGCTGCTGTTAAAGTATACTTGTTAGCTTGTGCTGCAACCCCATCCAATTTGGCTTTATCTTCCTTACTCATCAAACCGTCCTGACTAGAAGAAGCCTTAGGAATTGATACAGTGTCTTTTTCTTGTTTGACATCCTGAGCATTAAACTGGAAGTGCGGCATATTCGCCTTGTCAATATCTGCGAAAGGCATTACCAGCTTGGTCGGTTCGATTTCAAACGCACGCATCAAAAGGGAAACCAATACTATGCCATCCTCTACCTGCTTCCTTTCATACAGAGCTGAATTTGCGATAACTTTGGGCGTTGTACCATCTGCGGCTGTCGCTTCGTAAAGAACTGTTCCAGCTTCTAGATTTTCTCCAAAGTCTGCCGCTAACGTCAGCTTATCAAAAGCTTTGTCAGCCTTGTCAATAGCGTTGATTGTCGCTCCATGCGCACCGTTACCCAAGTGCATACCTTTGTAAGCCAAAGAACGTTTCTTGATTTTCAATGTGGTATTGGAGCCTGTTGTAAACTTCTCATATACTTCCACACGGATAGCCACTTGGGATGTTTTCTTCACCAAGTCAGCTGCAATCGGTGTGAATGAGGGCAAGTACGAGCCGACAACGAGGTTGGTTGTGTCCAACTTGTACGGACCTCTGCGTCTGCGTCCGGTTTCTACGTCGTAGCGTTCTTCCTGCTCAACTTCCGGTTCAAGATTATACTTAAATCCTGCTGCCATAAAATCACTGTTTTTGTTGTTCTACAATTTCTTTAGTGTCGTCTGCAATCATTTTCGCAAACGCCTGAGTCTCATTCTCCAGTTCTTTTTTTGCTGTATCTGGAGGAACTACACCCTTAAAGCCGTCATTCGCAAACTCCTGCTTCAAGTCCTTGAAGTATGCGTCCAAGTCCTCATCGTCCTTAATGGCGCATCGTTTGGCGTAGTTTTCGGGAATACCATACTCCTTTGCCTTTGCCATAATCTGCTCCTGCCGGGTTGCTTGCGACTTTTCCGTTTCAAACTGAGCGAGCTTGTCAGAAAGCGGTTTAACGGCTGCACTCACTGCATTGGCAATGATGGTAGCCATATCATCCGGCTTGTCTTCCGCTTTGGTGGTTGTGGTAGTAGTGGTAGTCTCGACTGGCTTACCGTCTTTAAGGTTATGCTTCTTCTCGTAGTTCTGAACTGACTTGAAAGAAGCATCCCCGGCACGGAAATCACCATAATTTGTTAGCACGTCCGAAAAGCTAATTCCCTCCACAATGGTAGGTACTTGGCCTGCGTCCGTTACACCCTCTGCCTTTTTAGTGGCAATTCGGGCAAGAATAGCAGCATCCACCCCAGAAAACTTGGTTTGAAGGCCTGCTAAGATTTGTTCTAAGATTGTCATACCGTATGAATTTGATTTATAAATTTCTACGGTAAATTTCGGCATTAATAAGCTATGTGAGAAATTATCAGATAGGTGATACACGACAATGAAACGATTGTCGTAAAATGGTATAAAAAAGGCGTGAAACCGAATGAATCACGCCTAAATATTCTTCTTATGAACTAATCAGAAACCCAACATCGCGGCTGGAGGTATATTCAACACTCGACATAGCAACCTCGCAATTTTGAGGGTCGGTTCCGAACGTCCAGAAATATAGTCATTCACACGCGATGGACTTATTCCAATCTCACCAGCAAGTTGCTTTTGACTCATCCCTTTCTCTTCAAGAGATAGCTCTATCAATTCCGCAACAGTCGGTTTTTCTATCGGATAATGTTCTTTTTCGTATGCTATCACAATATCGGACATAACTGTAAGCTCCACCGCATTTTTATCGTTTGCAGGGGTATTATCATCAACCAATGGCAGAAGTTCCTCTACTCTTGCCAAAGCAAATTCATATTGTTCTTTACTAACTTTATTCATATCCTGTATCTTAAATGGTTGAACAATCTATTTTATCATATTCTTTATGGGTACACACTTTCCGAATAAAAATATAGCCCATTGTAAACTTTACAACTACTATCAGTCGATAATTGTTACCTCTAATATTGAATACATAGTGCTGGTTGCCTACATAATCAGCAGCAGGAAAATCTACTTTAATGTCTGATAGGTTCTTCCATTCAGCTTTTTCCGCTATATCATACCAACGTTCTAAAGCTATGCGTGAATCTTCATAGCCTTTCGTTTCGTAGAACTCTTTCAATTTCTTATGTGATACAATTCTCATATCTCATTTATTTGATGCAAAAATATGAATTAATTTTGAATTATAAAATTTTTCCAAGAAATATATTCTATAATATAGAATTTAGCAATAAAAAAAGCGGAACTAAATTAGCTCCGCTCAATAGTACTATAAAAACATGAAGTAATGAATTATCCCTTGAAGTTAGGAAACGCTGCATTACTATTCTTTGCCCCTTGTTCCTCCTTGATTTCTGCAAGTTCCTCTTCTACCCTATCAGCATTTCCGGCAAACATGATTCCCTCACGCGTTGACCAGATGCCACCACTGACAGCGGAAACGGCAGTAGTCACCTTATCATTCAAATCATCAATCATATATGGAACCAGTTCTGTTTCTATGTCAATGGTCTGCGATGCCTTGCTAAACTCGGTTGGATTGATAGAGCCTAAAGCGGAAACAATGAAATTTACTCTCCGCTGCAAGAACTCACCGATAACCTCACCGTGATTTTCTACCGCCATATGTGCACCCATGAACATAAAGCGGAAAGCGGTTCCTGATGCTTTGCCTACCCCCTTCAACGTCTCAAAGGATATTCTTGGAGTGTTTGACATATCATAAGCCATATTAGTGAGTGTTTCTGCTTCAAATTTTACGGTATCATTTGCCTGATTCCATGTCAGATATTGGGCATCCGCACCTTCACCTGTAAGTTTGACCATTCTATCCTTAACCTTACCCATGAAACCCTCTACATCTCCAATTAGCTTCAGCAGTGGGAAGAAATGGTAGTCTATACAATCAGCATAATTAGATAACAGTTTTTCCAGCCGGACACGGAATGTCTTTATCTTCTTGCAATAAGATTCAGGACGATAAGCATAGAGAACCGGTAGTTTTGGGAATCCATGAGCAAAAGGCGTTCTTTCTTCATACCCTTTAGACAAATCCCATTGATAAACCATTTTGTCCGTGATAGTCATAAAGCAGGTGACCTCCGAATCATCCATGAGCTTCTTTTTATACTCACGTGAGAAAGCAATCATTTTACCTTCGTCGTTAAAGAACGGGTATAGCTTATCACCTCTGAATGGAGACCATAACACGCTTTTCAGTTTCTTGGTGGGCTTGACCTTGCCACCGAACGTAGTCTTAACTTTCTTCCAAAACTTTGCCCAAAACGAATCATCATCGGTAACATACCAATATTCTGCCGCTTCTTGTTCGGAGAGCCAGGCACGGACAATCTTCTTGTTTTGGTATTTGATTTTGTTGGATTTAAATACAGCCTTTACCGCATCCAGCAGCTTCTTTTCATCATCATCAGTCGGAATGCAATCCATAGACGGTTCTGTGCCGACCGTGAAAGCAGTTTGAATGTTCACTATATCTTGTTCCAATGGAATAGAAATACGGTTCACCGGTTCAGTCTTATACTTTGCTTCGATTTCATAAGTCTTACCAGTTTTTTCATCGAAAACTTTTTCGGATTCCTTATCAAGTACTTTTCTGTCCGGATACTTCTTTTTGTCAACCATGATTTCATGTCGTTCCGGATTCCAATCATCCCAAAGTTTGCAACGGTCGGGAAGTTCAGTCTTCCTACCTTTCTTCAGGTAGTTTATCTTCTGCCCGATGTCAGGCAATGCTAATATTTCTTCTAAATTCAATGGCATAGTTTATATTTTTAATGTGTGAATATTCCTGTTAAATCTTTCGGCTTCTGAATCTTGCCAAGAAGCTCACCCAATACATAGTAACGTACAGCATCTATACAATTATGCACGAGAACCCCATTAGCGAAGAACTCGTGCATATCTTCAACTTCTATATCATAAACGTTACATATATCTTCCTTTACTATCTCTATCTCTTTCAGCTCTGACGCTTGCAGAATATTGTCCGCTACATCTCCTACAACAAAATTCGGTCTTGCTGTATTTGTTTGCAACAAATTCATTGCCGCACCATTTGCATTTCCTCTTTTCGTTATCAGTCCCTGAATGATACCGATAGGCTGTTTTGCATTTGTTTGAGCAAAACTTATTATTTCCGTTTGAAATGGCAGAGAACTCTTTTCCACACCATTCACAAATGAAGGTTTCCGGCTTTGCATTTGCAAATTGCTCTTTTGCTTTTTTGCTATGCCATTTCCTTCCCTCCTCTGATTTGTGCCATTCAACGGCAAGTTGGCTTGCTTTGGCAATATTCTCTCTTCTCCATGCAAGCAGTTCATTATCTCTACTTTGCTCTTCTGCGTGATGCCGTAAATGTGCGTGCATCTCAACAAGTTCAAGATTGGATATATCATTATTCCAAGTGTTTTCATCTTTATGGTGAACATGATACCCTTTAGGTATTTGCTCATTATAGAATTTCCACACTTCACGATGTAGTCGTTTAGTTCCACGGGAGAAATAACGTTCTCCGGCATATAATTTGTATTCTTTGCCATTAAAGACTTGCACGTATAGAGTACGTCCCCTTTCGTCAGTTCTTGTAATTGCTTCCATCCATTTATAGTTTTAAATTTATGTTCAGGCGTTGCCTTTATTTCAACTATAAAGTTACTAAAAACCAACCGAGTATGCAATATCTTTCTACATCCATTATCAAAGAATTTGTTAACCTTTCTAAAACCGTTTGATGTGAGTACATAATCACCCTTTCTAATCTTATCAATTCGCTTATTCCCTACGCTTGTCATTACAAGAGTCTCTCCTACGAAACAGTGATTGTCATGGTCTTCCGGTTCGTTGATATAGTTCCCGTCCTTATCCTTTGCCCAAACATACTTTCTGAACTCGCTTTGCAAGTTGTACGAGCGTTTGGTTATATAAATCTCCATATCTTTCATTTTGTCAATTCCGGCATTGATAGAGCCTGCACCTTTCTCTACGGCATATATCTTGATTCCTCCGTTGTGTATCTCTTGAATCAAACGTGGGTCTGCGCTGTCAGCAATGACTTTCAATCCCCACGGGCGAAGAGTCTTGATGATGTCAGAAGAAAGCAATCCAGTACGGTAATCCACTTCATCCAAGTAAAGGGCGTTATCAACGATACCACAACGAATGGAAGCAGACGGGTCATGCGTATAACCGAAGTCTTGCCCGAAAGCAATTTTCTTTGCCCAAGCCGGGAACTCGTCAACAATTCCCCACTTCTTGAACACAGCACCTTCTGCAACGTCAGCCCACCGGCCGATAACCACATGAGCATACTTTTCAGGATTACTCACCTTCATATCTTCCACCTCTTTCAGGAACTCAGGAGAAAGGTTATCCAAGTTATCAAAATACGTAGTATGGATATGGAGCACATTCGGATGAGTGGAAATCTGAACCTGCACACCGTCAATCTCTACCAGCTTGTGAGTTTTCTCAATGTATTTCTTGTAGATGAAGTGATTGGAATCACATGGGTTCATTATAATGATAATCCGGTTCTGAATACCCTTCTTGCGAATGGAGAGCATTATCTTGTCGAACTCATCTTCGCTTGTCCACTCTTCCGCTTCATCGCAGACAAAAGTCGTAATGCCTTGAATGGATTTCAGTTTTGCTGTCTGGTTTCCGGAAGAAGTCTTGATACCCCGAAACATGATACGGCTCTTAGTCATCTTATTGACTATGTCCGTCTTTGTGGTCTTGAAATATTTCGTGGTACCGTCCAAATCTATCTTCTCCATCATTTCGGGGATGATAGACATACCGGCAGAAACCATCGTGTAACGGGTGTAAAGAATCTGATGAACTATTTTCTCTACGGGAGTCATTTCAAAAGTCAACCGCTCAATAAAGGTAGAAGCATTGAAAGACTTTCCCGAACCACGCCCACCGGTAATAAGAATTATAAATTTTTCCTTATCCTCGTATAATGGATGGTAAATTTCTTGAGGTACTATCATTTCAGCTTGTCTTTAATCCAAGAATCAATGTTGATGCCATGCTCTATGTCTGTTGGAATATATGCATCATCTTCAGCTCTTGGAGCCGGTCTATTCCATTGTTCGGGCTTACGGTTTTTGAGCCAGAAAATACCAGCTGTTGTATCAGGTGGTACTTCTTGGTCTAATTCCACAATCTCTACCCGTTCTTTCTCGCATCTGCGACCTTCTTCATCGAAAAACACATCTTTCACCTTAATAGCCTGTTGAACTTTTACCTTCATCCCCATAGCCTTACGATAAATCTTGCTTTCAATGGCAAAATCAATGGGCGCACGCCCATTTTTTAATGCTTTAGATAATTTAGGCAATTTACCTTTCAACACAGAGAAATGCGCTTCACTGTAGCCGATGTTTGCTGCGATTTGCTTATCGTCCAAACCATCACGTGCCCAACCCTCAATACGGATTAGGTTCTGTTCATCATCAAAATCAAACTTCGGCTTTGCCATACTTATTCAATCAGTTTTAAAACACCTTCCCCTTTAGCGAACTTATCATCTGTACTTATACCAAGCAGGTCACAAAAATCAGCCTTAGCTTCGTAGGAGGAGAACGAAAGCATTATGTAAGCTTCTTCATTGAGTTGGCGTTCCTTAGCCACTGCCTTAACCTGTTGCTTAACCTCTTTCATGTGAGCTTTCTTTTCTTCTTCTGTTCTATCAAGACGCTTTGATTCTTTCACCGGGGAAGATAGCAAATTATCTAAAGAATCAGACAATCTAATATCATCAATACCACTTATGGATAGAATATCATTAAGTTCAGCTTCACTCAAACCGACATCGGAGTAATCAATATCATTAATGTAATCAGCTATCAAATCAATATCTGGTTTAGTATTTCCCACGGCCATGTATGTAAGCTGTTCCTTCTCAGCCTTATCATCCAGATTTACGACCTCAACCTTAACATTGTAATCCGTGCTGGAAGTACCATCGTATTTATAATGCAAATCCATTGCTTTTATCCTGCGATGCCCGTCTATAAGATTTCCCGATTTCTCATTCCATACGATACCGCCGAGGAAACCCACTTTTTGCAAGTTCTTCTTTTGCAGTTTTACCCTCTCATCAGAATGCCTTTTAGGATTAATCGGATTCAGATTTATTTTGGAGCGCTTTATAATTCTTGTCTCACTTTGCTTTAGTTCTTTCATAATCGTATTCAAATAGTTTTCGTTCCACCAAAGGGTATTCATTTATAACTTTCTGCAAATCACCCGGAAATCTATTACGAAGAAAAAGAAGGTAGTTAATATCCGTTATGTCCGTTCCGGATGATTGATGCTTGGAATCGTATGATTCCGGTTTGATTAAACCAGCCCTGCTAATATAATCCATGACGTCTTTATTTTTGTATTCAGACAATGGATAACACTTCTTTTGCGCTTCATTAATTCCGTTCATGTCGTATGTACGTAGCATCAAACGCCTGTTCATTGAATCGGATTGCTTAAAGCCGAAGAAAGCCCACTCAATATTGTATTTCTCCCTTACTATATCTGTAAGCTGAGCCATGCTGTAAAGTTTCTGTTTCTCATTTTTCTCGCATCCCATATACCCAATGCGTCTATAGGAATAAACTGCAAAATGAGGAATCTGCACATACTTAACATTTGGATATTTATTACAAGCATAGTTTATATAACGGTTAATATGAGATAAGTCTTTAACAACGTACATATAAACGCATACAATTTCTTTAAAGTATGGTGAAATAAGGTCTAAAAGGGCTATACTGTCTTTACCCGATGCCGAGTGAAACAATATAACCCTGTCAGTCCTTTCGGCGATAGTTTTTATTATATCTATTGCCTTTTTCATCATCAAGCAATCCTACCACCTACCTTACGATTAATTCTCGCTCTTTGGGCTGCATTTCTACCCATAGATTGAAAACGACCAGCTTCATAGTCTTTTCGAGTGCGATATTTATTACCGCTCGCATCAGTTGCGTAAGTTTCTCCCATAATCTTAAATTTTAAATTAAACAATCTTTTTACCAATAAGTAAAACCACCGAAGTGGCTTATATTATTTCAATCCATCATGATGAATAATCTCACAGATATGTAAATAATAGAACAATGGCACTTCTTCGGGCGGATTTTTCTTGAAATCTTCTAGCTGTTCATCGAAATCATGAAAATCAAATTCATCGTGCATGAACTTTATTCCTTCTTCTGTTATTTCGCCTATACCAATTTCATCAATGGCGACATCAAGTGTCCATGGTGCACCAGTACTATAAAAATGAATAGCTTCTATATCAGTCCTTAAAATAGGTTGACATTCTTGCTCGCGTCCAGCTTTTCTAAATTTCTCGTTTTCGTCAACTTGCGCAAAGTCCGTGAACATCTTCTCATATTTGGCGCTAAGCATACGTGTTTCTATGCTCTTTTTACCATTCAAAATATCTAAAGCGTTTTCTTTTGTCATTATGAGCGAATACGCTTCTATCTCTTGACCATTATAATTAATCTTCATATCACTATATCGTTATAAAATTTATACATAAAAGATAGTACCCCAAAGGTACTACCACAACCAAAGATAACGAAATATCTTCAATCGTTATACACGACAATTGGCTTATTGTCGTGAACTAAGCCATTTGTCCCGTCTTTCTCTACACGCCTCTAAGGTAGGCGCACAACAAGCAAAGAGTTCACCACTTTCAGTACGGTAATCGTACTGGTACATTCTCACTCTCTTTCTGCCTAACTTCGTTGCGTAGGTAGTGTAATTCTCTTTGCCGGGCTGGCATACGCTGCAACCGTTTACATTTATTGAGTTCATAATTCAAGTAATTGTTTCGTTTTATCCACGTCTACAAAACTCGTCCACCCTGCTTTATGCAGCTTTATAGCTGCCTCTCTGATTGTGATTTTGCCACTCTTGACACTTTCTTTCAAAGATTCTAATACATTCTTCATTCTTAATTCATTTTTACGTTCAATCTTTCTTCACTCGTATAAGCCACTACAAGCCCAGTTTCATCATGCTGTATGGTGATGTACTTTTCACCCCTCTCTATAGTAGAGAAGTCATAAGGGGTTACCATCTTACCCAATACCTTGCCCAGTTGCTTCATCAGTGGGGCTTCAGGGCTGATAACTAAAACTAAATCTGCTTTCATAATCGTGTATATTGTGGTAGCCATAAGGCTACCGGATTAGAACTCAACCAATATCAATCTTTCTAAAGAACCTGATGCTTTCACCCACATATGATTATGTCCGAAACCATAATCGAAAAACAGTTTAAAATAAGGGTATCTTACTATTAAAGAGTTCATACAGCCTCTTAACTCGTTTTCTGACATACAAGAAGTTATTTCATTGATAATTTGAACGAAAAGGTGTAAAACTTCTGGTTCATTATTCAATAACGGTTTTTCTATAACTGCTTTTAAAAATATATTTTCTTTCATATCCTTCTATATTGCGCAGGGCTTTCGCCCTGCTGGTTAAACTCAGTTTATTTCGTAATAAGGTTGCTCGCCTCTAATAACTCTCTTTGCATCTGCAATGCTATCATACAGCTTTGATTCGTCATTATCTATGATTACAAATTCTTGATGAAAGCCATCTTCAAACACTGTTATTATGTGACCTTTGTAACTTACTTCTCTGATGATATTCTTTGTTGTCATAATCGTATATCTTTTAATTGTTATTACTTCGTTTCTGATGATGCAAATGTAATGATTAAAATCATACATACAATAAATAAATATACTATTTGTATGATTATTATCATATATTAACAAAACAGCATAAGTATGATTATAATCTAAATATATTTTAATACAAATGACTATATTCAATCAAAACAAGCTGATTTAATTTGTTTATTCGATTTTTACCCCTATATTTGCATCTGATTAAAATCATACACACATGGAAGTAAAGACAATAATCAAGCAGAAAGGCTTCACAATGGAATCCGTTGCAAAAAAAATGGGTATAACAAGGGTTACACTTGCCCAAAACCTTAGTAGAAATCCAACAGTAGGAACATTACAGAAGATAGCAGATGTTATTGGATGCAAGGTTGGTGACTTCTTTGTTGATGATATGGATATAAAAGATGATGCCAACACCATCACCTGCCCCCACTGTGGAGGTAAAATACATTTTGACGGAGAACCACATATGCCGGAACACAAGAATATACGAGGGAAAGAATACTATAAATAAAAAAATATGGAACTAAAAGACTTTATAAAAGAAACACTTAGTCAAATAATAGATGCTGTTTCAGAAACACAAGAAAAATACAAAGATAAACATGTCCTAATTTGTCCCGATGATATTCAATCTGAAAAAGGAGAATATTATATTGACAATGAATCTCATTATGAATATTATAACCGAAAGACCAAAGTACAAAATATAGAGATGGACATAGCTATTTCCGTTACCGAAAAAGAAGGTAATAAATCAGGAATAGGAATCGCCAAAATTATAAATGTTGGTACTTCGTCAGAAAATGCAATACAAAATGAAAGTGTTAGTAAAATAAAGTTTTCCATTCCACTTGTTTTACCAACAAGTAATACAAGAGAGTATTACCAAAAATATGTGAAAGATTAAAAGTAAAGCCAGAGCATTAAACTCCGGCTTACTCATTGATAACCTCATTAAAAGCAATAAAAGCGCACCAAAATGATGCGCCTTCTGTTGTCAATTAGTTCTTGATTTTATATCAGAGCCTCACGGCTAGAATATCAGAATCTGACAGCTTCCATTCTTCTGAGAAGATTATTATATCTCTCTTGTATAAGAGCTCTTTGTTTATCGGAAGCAGTTACAATCTTTCCCTTATATTTCCGCATGACAGATTCATTCATGCCAATTTCCTTTGCAAACTTACTGGCATTTATGAAAGGAAATGCCTCGAAGAATCCGCTTAAATCATATACGTAATCAACAGAATACCCAGACTTATACCACACAGGAAAGTCTCCATGTTTTTCTTTATAATATTCAGCCTGCTCTTCAAGTACGGACATAAAATCATCTTTCGCTTCCTGCTCTGTAAGCCCAAAACCGTACGCTCCGTTCACATCCTCCGAATATACGGAAATACCCCCATCATTCGCCTTTTCAATAATTGCCTTAATCTTCTTCATAATCGTGTATTTTAAATTCGTCAATTAAAGCACCCACCGAAGTGGGTGCAGTCCTTTCACTTCTTTAACCCTGCCTTTTTCAACATACTGTCAAGAGTACCATTGGGTATCTCTTGAGACTGATGTCTGCCAACAGGAATAAAGTAGTCAAAGTCGGGATGAACATATTTATAATGTTTCTTTCCCTTTTTGATTGTCCAGCCAGCTGATTCAATCAATTTGTAAAACTCTGAATACTTCATAAAATCAAAGAACATTTTTAATTGACACTACAAAAGTAACATATTTGTTACAATAAAACAAGCAAAGATGAAGAAAGAAATAACATATTTGTTACTTTTAACACCGTGTACACATAACAAAAGCCGGAGCACTAAACTCCGGCTCATTAATTGATTAGCCCTTTGATTCTTAACCGATTTACGATTTCGGTATAAAGATACTCTATATCCCCGCTGAAATCCCCATAGTTCTGATAGAGAAACACGACATCAGCGCAGTTGTCGGAAATTGTACTCTTGGACTGAACCCCAAGTACCCTTGACATCTCTTCGCGTAACCCAGCTGTCATTTTCCCACCGGCAAGCGAACTTGGAGAAAACAGGTACAGGATAATGAAGATGAACTTCTTCCGCTGGGTAACACTATCAATACAAGGGGGAAGACTTCTGCTATTCAATAGCTCAACGAAGATTTTATAGATATCCCTAATAAGGCTTTTATCTCTCAAAATCGGTGAAGCTAAGGTATTTTCTTCTTCTGAAAGTTCTGATTTCTCAATTCTAATCTTTTTAAGGCGAATTATTTTGTTAAAATCCAGTTCCATAACACGATTATTTTAAAAGTAAATAGTATATTTGCATCATAATCGTGTAAGGAAGAGCTGATTCATGGTCGTGCGTGGGTTGGCTCTTTTTCATTTTTCCCCATTCGTGCTGACGAATGGTTTCTTTTCCAAATCATAGCAGGTGATATATACCCGTTTCCCATTGACATCACATAGAGCAAGGGCATATCCTTTCTCTAGTATTTTAACCGGCTGATTGTCGCAATAGACAGTACTTCCAACCGGAACTCTTATAAAATGACGTACTATCATTTGATTATCTTTAGCTTGTTATACCAGCGTGAAGAAAAAGGGAACCACCCGATTAAGAATGATTCCCCGAAAATGGTTACTTTATATAGTTTGCTCATGGATTTTTCTTTTTAAGTATTTCAACACATTCCTTTATCCCATCATCGAAACCCTGTTTATAGCCTTTAGTATATTCCCCTATAGTATATACCGCCATTGACAGAAAAAATAGAAGGATACCTACAGGCTTATACCAGCCAGGTAGTGAGATAGAAAACGGCTTAAATGTAATTGTGAGATCTCCAACCCATATAGGGCGATAATAAATATAATTGTAAATAATATTGTTTTCATAATCATATAAGTTTTAAAGCTTCCTGTAATCCTGCTTCAAGTGCTTCTTCGTAGATATTATAACGGACAATAGGTCTGTCAGACAATCCTATCAAGTCATGCCTCGGAATTGTCAGTATATCATACGTCCAATAATTTCCATACATATAGGATATTTCGATATGCAGGTTCTTAGTTTCACGAAGCCACTTTTGGGCAACATACAACACTGGACACAAAAATTCAACTGGTTCGTTATCTATTTCCGTACAACATGACATACTTTGCGGAATGTCGTATCTTCTAATAATATTATCGCAACTTATTGTGTGTTCACACTTCCAATTAAACCCTTTCTCTTTCAGCATCTTTGCTGTTTCCAATGTTACAAGTTCTTCGGTCATGGTTGGTTCTCCTTTCCTTTAAAGTGTTCAATCAGTTCGTCTACGGTAGCCTTGTGATAATATGGTAAGTTAAAATCATTAGGCATCCCATAGAAATCAAAAGAAAAAACAGATATTCCACAACCGGCACAAGCATGGTTCATTGGTGGGAAAACAGCCCCGATAGAATCTACTTTAGATTTTACTTTTTGGCAGGCCAATCCTGAAACCCAAAAAGGCGATATTCTAGTTCACTATGAAACATCACCAGTTAGCGCAATCACTTGTTTGTGGATCGCTCAAACAGATGGAGTGATAGATCCATTCTTCCACTATTACAGCAATACGTACATAGGAAATAAGATAAATCTACCTCATATAACATTGAAGGAACTCCAAGCCGATGAATACTTCTCAAAGCATCCTCTTATTAGAAAGAAGTTCCAGGGAGTAAACGGATGGCCAATGAGTAGCGAGGATTACTCCGAACTTCTGCGAATAATAAAGGCAAAAGGATTTGATATAGATACCTTACCAAAGCTATATGCTCCTACACTACCCCAAAATATAAGTATAGAGATAGAACGGGACGTAGAGCAACAGTTATTAGAACCTTTGCTTAACTCTATGGGATGGTATGAAAACAAAGACTTCATCCGGCAGTTACCAATCCAAGCAGGGAGAGGACATAGGATATTCCCAGATTATGCGTTACATTATGGCAATAAACCAAATGAGGAAAGGGCAAAAGTGTTGATTGAAGCCAAGCTGTGTATGAGGAATAACAAGGAAAGAGAAGAAGCATATTTGCAAGCGCGCTCATACGCCCGATTACTTAATTCTTCTGTGATTGTTTTATGTGATAAGGATTACCTGATTGTTTATGAGAAAAAAGACAGCTTCGACCGGGACAGATACAAGAAATACTGTTGGGGAGATTTTGAGAATCCAGATACTTTCAACGAATTAAAGAACAAACTAAATATATAAGATTATGAAAAGAGGAATAATACTATTTTTTTCTTTTTTATTTTCTTGCTTGTTAAATGCTCAACTTTCCATTCAGCAAGATACTATAAGATATGTTATGGCAAATCTAAATTTGAGAGAGGCTCCTAATACAACCTCTGCTATTATTACTCAAATACCTAAAGGCACTCAAGTTACCATAGATGAAGACTGTGAATGTAAATGGATTCCGGTAAACTATAATGGATACATAGGATATGTTTCGACAAAATACCTTTCAAAAGAAAAAATTGAATGTACTACTACATACAATAACAGTACATCTATTAAATATTATACAAATTCAAAGGGAGAACGAGTACAATCTCCAACTTATTATAATTCCGCGCCTCCTGGAGCAACAGCTTTATGTAGAGATGGAACATATAGTTTTAGCAAAAGCCGTAGAGGAACATGCTCACATCATGGTGGAGTTGCAAAATGGCTAAAATAACAAATTAGACACACAAGATTATGATTGACTTTCTAACCATCATACTCCTAATATTCGGAGTATTACAAATTATTCTCTTCTTCAAAGTATGGGGAATGACAAACGACATCAAAGATATAAGGAACAAGTATCTCAAAGACGAGGATGAGAAACAAAGAAAAAACACAGAGCATGACGCTATAACCCAAATAAGTGGCGGTTCTAAACCAACAATATAAGCCGGGCATCATTTCCCGGCTTTTTCTTTTCCAAACACATAGTCAATCACTCTCCTATTGGCATCGTCCACCTTCTTCTGATCGAATTTGATATAGATACTAGTAACATCAGAACCAATCTCATGTCCTAAACCGGCAGATATAGTTTCTTTAGGTATATCAAGTTCCGCAGCCAATGTAGCCCATGAATGGCGCGCCCAATATGTGGACAGATCCGGAAATAACGGTTGGCGAACCTTCTTTCCTCCCAGCCCTTTACGCTCGAATGGCCCTATATTCTTCAGTGCCTTGTTTATCCGACTGATAAAATCTTTGTAATTAGAATACTCGTCCAAAACATTCAAGAGATATTGCCTTCCCTTATATCGATCAATTATACCCTGCGCTTCCGGTTCTATCTTCACTGAATACAATTTTCCAGTTTTTCGACGATGATATTCAATCCGCCCGTTGACTATGTTCTCCTCTTTCAGCAGAAGCATATCCCCTATATTTATGCCGATCAAATAAAACGACAGCATAAATAAGTCCCTGTATCTCTCCTCAAATTCCTCGCATGGATAGGCTTTCAGTACTCTAATCTGCTCGATGGTGAGAGAACGCTTTCGGGTTTCTTCTTTCTTTATCTTGAATTTCCTAAATGGATATAATGTGGTTATCTCTTCATCAATGGCATAGTTGAAAACAGCACGAATATTCCGAATATGAATAGCATAGGCATTTATCTTCATTCCGCTTCCACTCATCCAATTCTCGAATGACACAAGCCATTTTCTGTCCATAGTATCGAATGTACAATTAGGGTCAAAAGCCAGCAGTTTGTTTCGGGTAGTTTCATAAACAATCTTTGTGCCGGCATTATTCTTCAATGAAACAAATTCATCCAAATAATCAATGAATGACTTTTCACTCTTTTTCCTGCCGCTAATAATTTCTTCCAAGTGAGATTTCAGCATCTTATCGGTTATCACTTTAAGCTTTCCCATAGAATGCATGACAAGAAGTTCATTCTCTACAGCGGCAAAGATATTGCGCAATGCTGCATTTTTATATTTATAATTTGGTTCTTTCTTATTATAGCAACTTCCATCCCATGCTTCAATGGCAGAATCAAACCCCGTAGAAAGCAATAATTTGCTTTCATGCTGGATACGTAACTTAATAGGGTATTTATTGTTAGCCTTTGCCCTTCTTGTGTCAAGATAGAAATTAACGGTAGCCATAGTCATTTATTTACGGTGCAAACCGCTTAAATTTGCACCTGATTTGCACCGCAAATATAAGAAATAGCCCACAATAACCACCAATAACAACACGAATAATCAATTAACAAATAAAAAAAGTAGTTAGAAATAAATCTAACTACTTGATTTTCAATAGAGCGGCAAACGGGACTCGAACCCGCGACCCTCAGCTTGGGAAGCTGATGCTCT